CATCTACTTGGAACTTATACTTACCACCAATAATAGATTTAGGAATGCTCATCTTAGCTACTTTTGAGTTAACTGGTTTCATGAATTTGTCTACTGTATCAATATCAAAGCTTTTCATAATGTCTTCAATATCATCGTCAAATAAATGGAAGTTGATTGGTTTCTCTTGGTTTTCTCCGAGAAGGTTAATCATACCGTCATAAAGTTCTTCTACACATTTCTCTAGCATGAATCTATCCCAGTTGTCTCTAGCTGATTCACGACTCTGTAACATCTGTAGAGCTTCTGGTGTCTTACCAAATGCTGGGTCTGAAGTTGAACGAGCTGTAGCGTTAGTATCAGTAGTTCCAAATTGGTTTAATAGTCCACCTGTTAAGAATTGATATGTGCTTTGAAATGTCTGTAGTCCTTGTGGATTAGTTTCATATGGTTGAATAGCATTTAAATCTTTCATTAACCATCTAGCACCTGCTTCTTGACGAATGGTTGATGGTGTAACATTTGCTAAATCCATTTTAAGTGGTGGGAATATAGATAGTTTAACTGCATCTAAATAAAGGTTAATTAATGAGTCTTTAGCTTTCTGTAAGCTCATTCCTCTTTCAAAGTCTCCAAGACCCCAGATTGAATCAACTAATGGGAAACATTGTCTTACTACTATAGGAATCTTTCCAGATTTGTGTGGATTAGGGATGTCTCGAAGGACTCCACAGTCTGGATAGTCTACAGCATAAGTAAGCCATCTGCCGTCACGACCTCTCTCATACTTGGTAATAAGCTCAATACGAGCTGCTTTCCCTTTACCAACCATGGGCGTTCCTGTTTCTCGAGATATTTCGATGACCGAACGCTTATTTCCGTCACGGTTATAGCTTGGTGCTGAACCTTGCTTTGCTTTATCAATGAGGTCTTGGACATTCTTCTTGTTCCAGGTCTTAGAGTTTTTAATTCTTTGCTCTAACCATCTAACTGAAACTATTGTTGAAACCATTGCCCAATCTGAATCCTGCATAGAATTCTTTCCAGGTTGGGGGTAAAAGTGTCTAACTGGTATTAAGTAAGCATCTGGACCAATGTATTCATCATCAATTCGGTAATCATAAAGTATTGGTTGGATTCCGTAAACTGATGCGTAGATACCACTCATTCTAAGCTTAGTAAGTAAGTCTCCACCTGAGTTAGCGTTAGGAACTATGTATTTCTGTAGAACGATGTTCATTAAATCGTCAGCACCATTTTCTTTATTGGAAAGACAATAAACTTTTCCAGAAGGTAATTGAGCTGCTACTCTTGCTGCTCTTTCAAATACTAAAGTTGAGATGTGTGCATCGGTAACTCTTGAACGAGTTGAATTCTTCGTAAAGCTGTCTGCATTCTGAGCGATAAGTAAAGATTCCTTGTCTGTCCATGTGTTTCGAACTTGAACAAGGGAATTAAATGCTTGAGTTCGTAAATCTACGAGGTCTCGCATTTCGTCTGATAAATTAGATTTAGGTGATTGGTTAGCCAAAATAAACTCCTTTTAGGTGTTCATGCGTTGGTTGACCTAGCATCCTGAACTTTAATCGCATTATATCATAAGTATTATAGAATATAAAACTCATCGTTTCTTAAAATCCTGACTAAGAACTTGAACATTCCTACCGTTGCCATCAATCACTGTTGTGATACTAAGTGTAGTTTGTTTCTTGTTTTCATTTGCTTGTGATGCTGCTTGTCTATACATACTAATAATATGCTCGATAGCTTTCATCTGTGCTAATTCACCTTCCATCTTGGTTGATTCAATGTGAGTAAAGTTAACTGAATTAAACTGGTCTATGTGTTTCTTTACTATGATTTGTAATTGACCAAACTTAGGAACTTTTAATAATTCCTGTTCAATGCTTGCTAATATGTCTTTTATTTCCATGCATCATCCTCCAATTCTGCACTTTAATTAACGGACTAAGTAAGAACATCAATACCCTTCCGAGCTTATTTAAGCGTGTATAAGGCATGTTATTGAACTCAGCCATAAATCTATACTCTTTGAATGTTAAAAACTTGCTAGACGGTCCTAGATTAGTTCTGATAAAAGGATTTGTTTGTCTATCATACTTAAACTCTGTCTTTTGTAAGATTAGATTTGGGTGGTAGTATTCTGACCAAACAAACCAATGTCTAATGAAGTAATGATTGTCTGATGCTTTGATAATTTTCATGCGTAACTCTCCTCGTTTATATAGTGTTTACAGTTAACATCCTTGTGTAAATAAGGTTGAAATCCATGTTTGATTGCTTTCTCCATGAATGGGTAATCTGCGTCTATTTGGTCATAAGTCCAATCTATTGCCTTAAGCACTTTGAAACTTAACAGCAGTGTTCCTGTCCCGGTCCCTAAAACTTTAACTACATTATGAAAAGACGACTCAAGTTCCCATGCTACAAGATTCTTAGCATTATCTCGGTAGTAGTAAGTTCCACTGATTATGTCCTTATCTGCGTTCACTAGCTTGTGTAATGCGTCTAGTGATGGAATGGTATCTGCTTCCATGATATACATGTGAGTGTAATTACCTGCTAGGAAGATGTCTCTGAAGTGATTGAACTGCTTCTTGATAATTCCCTTTTCACCGTATTCACCAGTGTGCCACTTCATAATCACTTCTATGTCTTTGTAGGTTTGATTCTCTATCCAATCCAATACATGATTGAGTGAGTATCGCTTTGCTTTGTGGTAAGGAATAACGACTAGTATCATTTAGTAAACTCCATCTTTAGTTCCACTGCATCTTTCTGAATTACTTTAGCTGTTAAACTAGAAAACGATTCAGCAAGGGTTTCAACAGTGAATCCGTTCTTATGAAACTCACCATCGTGGTCTTGTATTCCATAAATCGTTTTAATCCAGAAATCATTGCCAGGTTCTTGTAAATACATACGAATTGCATAACCTAGGTCTGGACATATCAATGTCATCTTGCCACCTTTTTTAAGAACTCTTGCCCAATCTTTACTGATTGATTCCCATTCATTACGAGTAAAGTGTTCTACAACATGTATAGCAAGTATCTCATCTACTGATTTATCATCGTATGGTAATCCTGTGCGTATATCGTGATTAAGATATTCAGGTGAGTTGCTGTCTAGATTCTGAGGTGCAAAGAAGTCTATGTTTGTATAGCCTGGTAATAGTCTATTGCCGCATCCAAGGTGTAATTTAATCATATCTCGTTCCAGATGTTGTTAATGTAGTTATCCGTAGGTAAGTAAACATTCTTAGAATTGATTGGTGGATTCTCGGTCTGATACATCTGCCATGCTCCGGCAAGACTCATGATTAAGTCGTCATGTGCTCCAGATTCAGCTTGAGCCCTCCATGAACTAGATGTTCTAACCTGAACAAATGAGAACATTTCGTTGACTGTTGGTCGGTCGTATATCTTAATAACTCTGTTGTCTATAGCGTCTTTGAGCATTGATAGCATGATTGGTCGTGTTGCTGAGCTAGTGGTATATCCAAGCTTTGGTGTATCGTCTACCTTATCAACTGAACCTAGATTCTTCTTTTCCTGATAAATAATGTATTTGCCGTTTCTGTTAAGTGCAGCAAGTCGTTCTAATTCTGCTACTCCACCATTGTTTCGTTCATAAGCTACTACTGGTGGAATGCCTGTTATATCTGATATTCGTTCTAGTTCGTGATGAAGAACTGGTGTCATCTCGCTACTTAGTGATTTGGAATGATATACAAGTGGAACATCTATCTTGGTCTTAGACATAAACTGTGCTGCTGAGTAGTCTTCACCACCCCACGATGTATCTGCAAACACTAATACAAATTCGCCTGGCATGAACTGTCTATATCGTCTAAAACTCATTGAGTGCCTTTCTGGCGTTGTCTAGATACCATTGCATTGCGTCTTGGTCAAAATAACTCTGTCCAGATAAGATAAACGCTATTTCTGGTGTGTCTGGGTATTCCTGATTGAACAATCTATCTCCAAGTTCCTTTTGTTTCTGCTTGAGAATATCTTCGCCGTAGAAATCTGATGCCTTAAAAAATAACGCTTGGAATGCTGTCTGGCCATTTACTGAATCGTCCCATAGAGTTTTGAACTGGTTGTATCCGTTGGCTGTAGTTTCTATAACTAGTTTTCCATCTGGAACAACTGCCTGTGCTGCACCTGCTAGTAAGTTCTGTAGATTAGGATAAAACGCTGCTTCTGATAAGTGTAGGTTGGTAATTGTTCTTGACCGACCAAAATCTTGTTCCTGAGCTGTTCCTATGGTGTAGGTTGCGTTGTTGGCTGCATTGACTAACTGATACTTGGAATTGTATTTTAACGGCACCTGAACGCCTGTAGAACGCTCAAACGATTGAATGTAGTGTTTCACTCTGCTTAATAATGCTATGGCGTTATCACTTTTGTCTGCTACTACTACTGAGTTTGAATTTTCTTTAAGTAAGAAGTCTGCTGTGAATACTGCTAGAATAAATGAACTAAATCCCTGTTGTCTAGCTTTAAGAATAATATCTTTATGACTGCTCTTATCCACATATGCTAATTGTATATCGTTTAGCTTAAATGGAATCTCATTAGAACTCTTATCTATAATCGTTAGGTTATCTTCTATAAACGCTTTGTAGTTTTTATATACGCTCATATGCTGTATTTATTCTTCTGCTCGTTAATTATTTGTATAAAGTTCTGAGTAGGTTGTTCTTTGTTTCCTGATACTCCCATAAGTTTCAATGCTCTATCACTTCCCATTAGTCTAGTCTTTACATCATCATCGTTTAACGCATCATTGATAGGCTGTAAAGCTCTTTCTGGTGTTAAGTTGAGTTTAACCATAGCTTGTTCTATTGCGGCTTGTATTGAAGGTTTTTGAACGTTTTCCACAGCTATTGCATTAGCTACTTCATATTTGTCTGTATCGTATGCATCTAAGGCTGCTTGGACCTGTGTTTTACCCTCTGCTATACCTTTAACGAATTTAGCTTGTTTGGGAGTAAGCTTAGCTTTTTTTATCTTTTCCATATCCAGCATTCTTTAGTAGCATGTTTACTAATACTTCTTCGTTTGCTTGGTCTTTATTAGCAAGGAATGACTTACGGAATTGTGAGCTTTCTTTCTGTTTTTTCTGCTCATTAACGATTAGACCATATTCAAATTGAGCTACTTTAGTTATAAATTGTTCTATTGATACTAGGTCGTATGTATTCTTAGCATTATCTATTTCAAAGAATCTTGCTTTCTTATCACGACATTTGACGACTAGAGCATCGCCTTTTTTGCTTATTTCTATAGGAATTCTAGGTATTTGTAGGTCTGGTTCTTTGTTTACTATCTCGCCTTTTACCATAATGCCCTTCCATTATTAGATTAAATGCTCGTATGGACGGATATTAGCGGAACGGAGATGCCAATATCACTGACCATATGAACATTCAACTTATGTTAATTGTAGCACAAAATGGTTATCTTTACTACACTTTCTTAACTCTACCGAAGTAAAATAAAGCATAAGAAATTGTTGACAATATAATTATTATTGTTTACAATGGATATTATAAATTAACGAAAGGTATATAAAATGACAACAACAACTAACTACAACATCAACTTAAATCAAGCTGGTTACGCTGACAGGTATTTTATAAGAGTAGTAAACGAAGGAAGTATAACACCATCATTTAGTTCTTATGGAGATACTTTACTAATAGAACCAAATTATGACACCGACAATGTATATAACATAACTACTGGTCAAGGTTATACATATGGTGGTGAACAAGGAACTGTAATACCTGACATTAACGAATTTCCATTGACCCAAACTGAAATAAATAATATAGAAAAATTTATAGAATTAGGTTGGTTATAGTTCAGAGTATCGGGTTCTTCGGAACCCCTTACCTTGCATTTTAACGCAAGAGAAACTAAACGAAAGGTATCAAATGACAAGACCAGAGTTATATAACGGCAATTGGCATATAGTTAAGCGACACGCTGAAACAAAAAAAATAGTTGCTATAAGTGAAAAAAGTTACAAGTCAAGAGGTTATGCTAAAAATGCTTATATGCAAGGTATGCAAGGATATTTACAAAATAGTATGCAATTTACAAGAGTAACAGAATAAATTAACGAAAGGTTTATACAATGAAAGAATTTTTAATAGAAGTAGCAATAGCGATAGCAATCATAACACCGTTTGCAATTAAATTAATACAAATTACTAATTAGAAAGAACAAATAAAATGATAGCAATAATAATAGGTTTTATAATAGGTTTAATTACTTACGACTGGTTAATGTTAAGGTTTAACACATTATTTGGTCAAAGAGTTCTTCAAAACGCTCATACCTTAAGAAACTACAGTTTAGATAAATATAAAATGTTCTATGAAGATATAAGGCAAAGACGATGAACTATACCGAACTAACTACTAATCAGTTGATTGAGCAAAGTATTAAATTATACGTTGAATTAACTAACGAATTAAATGAAACTAATACTGATTTATTAAATGATTTATTAGATACTGATAGAGAATTACATAAAAGAAAGGTTAACAATGAGAATTAATATAGACTACAATGATATAACATGGGAGTTAGACGAAGATTGTAATTTAAGTGAAGGTTTAGTTTGGAACTGTGTCCACGAGTATGCGTGGGTAGAAGATGACATAGATGGAACTTTTGTTTACTGTTCTAATCCAGAATGCACTGGTATGAGTGAAGAATTTGAATTTGATAAAATTGAAAGTTACTTTGATTCGGAAAACAACTACGGTTGGGATAACAACTAAAGAATAAGTTTTACAGGACCTGAGTAATGTATATGGTCTCTTGGAATGTTTCTATCTAAGATATTAACTCCAACATATACTTTTCTTGGGTCTTTGTATATCTCAATATAATGTGGCATAACTTTTTTACAGTCTTTACAGATTCGTTCTGCTTCATCTAAATCATAATGACCATTGCTAAGTTTACTACCTACTATAATTATTGAGTCGTGGTAGCACTCATCATCTAAATTAATGCTAATCGATTGTATTATCATCTAACTTTGTTGGAGATATTAGAATATTATTATAATCCTTAAATACTGGATTATCTTGAAGCTTTCGTGGTTCTTCAAACTCATCAGGTTTATATTCTACAGTTTTACCACCTTCTAATTGTAATGAACTTTCTACTTCTACGTTTTGTTCAATCTGTGCGTGTCCGGCTGATGCTCCACCAAGTATGGGTGGTATATTATTTGAATTATCAGATAAGATTGCTTTCTGTGCTTCGGTTAAATCCATTATTGGTCTTACTTGAACTTGGTATTTAGACACCTGCTCAGTCTTTAAACTAAACTCATTTCTTCTTACTCGTTCTAGATACTTTAAAGCTAGATTAGGGTCTTCTTTAATACCTTTCATAAGAGATATTTTAGCTATTACTACTGCATAATCTTCCAATGCATCTAATCGCCTACAAACATCTTCATGGTCTTTTTTATACTTAATAACAGTAGTGTATGGAATTCTAGATTGTTTACATGCTTCATGTAGTGTTAATCCTAGTTTTAAATAAGGTTCCAGGATTGTAACATAAGTATTTATATTTACTCTTTTACCCTTCATTATTTCGGTCTACTTTCCTTCTGTATATTACTCCCATTATATATAAACTAGTAGCTAGAAATATATTAAATAAAAGGAACGCTGTTATTACTATTAGTAAAACTGTTAACACGTTTTTCATGTCGTAACCTTTCTTTTAGTTTGTTTGTTCTATTAAGTTATCTAACCAATCCATCATTGGCATTTCTGCATCTAAAGCTAACTTCTTAATTTTTTGATGTGTTTTAGGATATATTGCTATTCTTGAATAGGTTTTGTTTGTATAGTTCCTATGCAGTTCTTTTGGTATTGGTGGTTTTCCTACTTTTCCCATTGTGTCTCCTTTATTAAATTATAAATAACTAAGTATGTGCGGTTCGAAATCTTAATTACTTTTATATCCGGATTCCTTGTAATTTCTATTAAACAAGTATCCCCATGTTTGGTTATAGTGTAATTATTCGCCATTGTCTTCCTGCAACTCGTCTATAAGCTGTTTAATCTCCTCAAGTCCAACATATATCGCATATCTGCTGTCCCTGCTGTCTGGGTTGGCTCCAGAGCTATTAATTGTTTCCCATAATATAGATATAATTCGTTCATCGGTATCCATATTCTTCCCTGACTTTAAATATTTCGTTTTCTATTATTTGTTTTATAGACTCTCTAGTAACATTAAGCATCACTAAATTATCAAAAGTTAATTCTTCGCCGGAACAAAACTCTCCAAACTCATTAAGTAAGTTATCTAATTTTTTATCTATTTTAGTTTTCATTAGACAAATAACTCGTTAGTTTGATAGTCCTCTTTGTATTCATTTGTTTCTTCTATATTAAAGCTTGAATAACAGCTTTTACATAAATACATTTTTAATATTGGGTCTATGATACTTGCTGAGTATTTTTCACAAGCTTCACAATTAGTTATTTTTACCCTCATAGTGTAATCCTTTCGTTAGATACAATATGTATTGTAAATCATTTAATAAGAATTGTAAATACTGTTTTTGTTTAAACTTACTATTAGGAACTAATATTTAATTACTTAACTAAG